TGAGATCAAGAGGTATCTCTGAATATTCTGCGTTACAACATGGTCCTCAATATCAAGTGACAGGTCTCACTGATGTTCAGATGATTTGCACGGGTCCTTACTCAGCGGTTAATTCTAATCCTTACGCAACTTTCCAAATTTCAGGTGTAACATATCTTGGTCAAGACTTTAGTTTTGACGTATCTATGGGTCTTGGTGATTCTAACTACATTTCTAAAGTACTTGGTATTTCTAACTTTAATAAATCGAGATTCGAAGTTCCTCTCTTTGTTGAGGAGGTTTTCCCTGGTTTATTAAACTATGGTTATAATAAGAGTTACATCAGAGGTCTAAACTGTGATTTGGTTTCATTACCCGAAGCACGTGTCAAACAATCAACAACATCTATTGCTTGGTATCTTGAACAATATCAAACACCGATCACTCCTTGGGTTGTTTCTGAACTTAGAGGTAATAAAGTATTTGACTTGTTCAGATTTAGAACCATTTCTGATGGTAACTCAGCTAACACAGAGGTAAAAATTTCTATAGCAAACATTTCTTTCGCAAATCAAACTTTTGATGTCTTAGTTCGTGATTTCTTCGACACAGATGCAAACCCTGTTGTTTATGAAAAATATACTAACTGTACATTAGACATAGGGTCAAATAGTTTTGTTGGTAAAAAAATCGGTTCGTTTGATGGTGAATATCCTTTAGTTTCTACATTTGTAATGGTAGAAATGTCTGATGAGGCACCAATCGATGCATTACCTTGTGGGTTCCGTGGTTTGGAAAACAGAGTGTACGGTAGTGTTTCAAACCCTTCACCATTTGCAATAATTAAGAATGAGTATTATTTTCCAGGACAAGTTATTTGGGATCCTCCTTTCGGTTCTCCTTACGGTGTCAATCAAGTAACATCTAACGGTGATGTTGTTAGAAGAACTTATCTTGGTATTTCTTCTCAGTTTGGTGTTGACTCAGATCTTGTTCAATACAAAGGAAGACAAAATCCTGTAACTGACTGGAACACTGCGACAACATCTATTCCATGGAACTACCAAACTCAAGGTTTCCACATGGACTCAGGTGCAACGGTTATTACTATTGGTAACTTACAGGCAACAAGTGGAACACCCGCGTTTATTTGTGGTGTTGCTAACTTTAATGCTGAACCAGCAACGCAAGAAAACCCATACTATTTCTTGTATTCTCGTAAGTTCTCATTTGTTTTCCAAGGTGGATTTGATGGATGGGATGCTTACAGAACATTTAGAACTAACCAAGACAGATTCGCGTTAGGTGCGAGTGGTTTCCTACAAGGATCGACTCAAACTCAGAGATACCCAACGGCTAGTGGTGATGGTACATTCAAACGAATCGTAGTCGCTAACAATACTCAAGATTTTGCAAACACTGACTACTACGCATACTTGTTAGGTATTCTTTCTTTCAATAACCCCGAATCTACAAACATTAACGTGTTTGCAACACCAGGTATTGACTATGTAAACAACAGTAACTTAGTTGAGTTGGCTATTGGTATGGTAGAAAATGAAAGAGCGGATTCTGTTTATATAGCAACAACACCTGACTATAACATGTACACGGCAGATGCAGGTAGTCAGTATGAAATCATCTATCCTCAACAATCCGTAGATAACTTGGATCAAACCGGTATTGATTCTTCTTACACGGCAACATACTATCCTTGGATTTTAGAACGTGATACGGTAAACAACACTCAGATCTATATCCCAGCAACAGGACAAGTTTGTAGAAACTTGGCACTTACAGATAACATTTCTTTCCCATGGTTCGCATCTGCGGGTTACACAAGAGGTCTTGTTAACTCTGTGAAGGCAAGATTAAAGTTGACTCAGGAAGATAGAGACACATTGTATCAAGGTCGTATCAACCCGATCGCAACATTCTCTGACGTGGGTACGGTTATTTGGGGTAACAAAACACTTCAAATCAGAGACACCGCATTGAATAGACTTAATGTTAGACGTCTTCTTCTACAAGCAAGAAAACTTATTTCAGCTGTGGCGGTAAGATTATTGTTCGAACAGAATGACGAGATTGTTAGACAACAGTTCTTGGATTCGGTGAACCCAATCTTGGATGCTATCAGAAGAGATAGAGGTTTATACGACTTCCGTGTTACTGTGGCTTCTACACCTGAAGATTTGGATAGAAACACTTTGACAGGTAAGATCTACTTAAAACCAACGAAAGCACTTGAATTCATCGATATTGAGTTCTTGATCACTCCAACAGGAGCATCTTTCGAAAATATTTAATATATTTGGGGGGTGGTAACACCCCCCTTTTTAGCCAAAAACAAAAATGAAAACAAGACTCTTAGAAAAAATAGTTGACGGAACACCTGATCTAAAATACTACGCGTTTGATTGGGATGACAATATTGTTCATATGCCAACTAAGATTTATGCCCTTACAGATGAAGGTGAAGAAATCGGTATTTCAACTGAAGATTTTGCTCTTGTGAGAGATAAACTTGGTGAACAACCATTCATCTACAAAGGGGATACTGTTGTCGAATACTCTTCAGACCCGTTTAGGGATTTTACTGTAAAGGGAGATAAAGATTTTTTGATTGATTCATTAAGATCAAACCCGGGACCGGCGTGGAGTGATTTTCTGGAAGCCGTAAATAACGGGTCTATTTTTGCGATAATCACCGCGAGAGGTCACAACCCAAACACCATTAAACAAGCCATCTATAATATGATCATCAAAAACTATGAGGGATTAAACAAAGATGAGCTTGTAAAAAACCTCAAGAAATATCGTGAGTTTGCGGGTGAAGATGAAATGGATGAAACAGAACTTATTAAATCTTACTTAGAAATGAATAAGTACCACCCTGTAAGTTTTGGTGAAGAGAAAGGTGCTGCGAAACCTGAAGAGTTAAAGGTAAGGGCGATGGAAGATTTTGTTCTTTATGTTAAAGGAATGGCATCTTTATTACAAAAGAAAGCATTTTTAAAGAAAGATCTAGGATTTAAATTTGCTCCAGTTAAAATGCCAACTATAGGCTTTTCAGATGATGATGAACGCAATGTAGAAGCTATGAAGCAACATTTTGAAAAACTAGATGAACCAATTAAAACATACTCTACTAAAGGAGGAATAAAAAAAGAATACTAGATAAGTGCCTAGTTAAGATATAAAATTTTTGAAAATTAAGTAAAGAGAAAATTTTTCACTAACTCACTATTTATAGTAAAGATAAAAAAGTAAAAGAAAGAAAATACCATGGCAGATTTACTAATGAAAATGCCCATACCCTATGAACCCAAAAGACAAAACAGGTTCATCTTGAGATTCCCCTCGAATTTGGGTATTAATGAGTGGTTTGTAGAATCAACTGCACGTCCACACATCAGAATTGGGTCAACCGAAATCCAATTCTTAAACACGTCAACATACGTTGCCGGTAGATTTAATTGGGAACCTATTCCCGTCACATTCCGTGATCCTATTGGTCCTTCAGCGGCTCAGGCACTTATGGAATGGGTTCGTCTACACGCAGAATCTGTGACAGGTCGTATGGGTTATGCTGCGGGTTATAAAAAAGACATCGACTTAGAGATGTTAGACCCAACAGGTGTTGTTGTCGAAAAATGGATAATGTATGGTACTTTCTTGACTGACGTTAACTTCAATCAGTTGTCTTATAGTCAAGACAACTTGGCAACGATTACAGCAAGTTTGAGAATGGATCGTTGTGTGTTAATTTACTAATAGTCTTTACAAATCTTTAAAACAAAATATTTTTAACCGTAGAGCTAAACTCTACGGTTTTTTTATGGATCAAAATACACAACAATACTCACAACAGGATTTCTCTGTTCCACACGACGTGGTTACTTTACCATCAGGTGGAGTTTTCTATAAAAACAAAAAAAAGTCACTCAAAGTCGGATACTTAACCGCATCGGATGAAAACATCTTGATGGCGGGGGGTACTGACATGACAATCAATTTGTTGAGAAACAAAATATTTGAGAGTGATTTACGTCCCGAGGAAATGATTGAAGGTGACATCGAAGCTATCCTCATATTTTTGAGAAACACCGCTTTTGGACCTGACATGGAACTTAACCTAACAGATCCACAAACAGGAAAATCATTCAAATCAAATGTTAGGTTGGACGAGTTGAATATTATAAAAGGACAAACTCCGTCTGAAGATGGGACGTTCAGTGTTCAACTACCTATGTCTCAAACAACTGTAAAAGTGAGACCTCTGAGTTACTCTCAGATTTCAGAGATCGGTGCCATGGCGGATTCGTATCCACAAGGTAGAACTGTTCCAAGAAGAACATGGAGACTTCAAAGGGAGATAATCGCAATCAACGGAAACGAAGATAAAGGAGAAATTGCGAAATTTATTGAGACTATGCCAATCGCAGACTCAAAGTTCATCAAAAAGTTTATGAACGATAATGAACCTCGATTGGATTTAAAAAGAGTTGTTTTGGCCCCGTCTGGAGAAAAACTTACAGTGAATGTAGGTTTTGGGGTCGACTTTTTTCGTCCCTTCTTCTGATTATAGAAAAGGCCAATTAGACGAGTTTTATTACCTATCAAAACTTCTTCATATAAGTTATTCCGACTTTATGAAGATTCCAATATTTATGCGTAAATATCTTCTTGATAAATGGTTGGAGGAAAACCAAAATTAAAAAACCTCGTAAAACCTATTTATTAGAAAAGACTTTAGATGGCTTTAGAACCCGGAGATATTGACGAAATTGGTAAAGCGTTTGGTAGTTGGAAAGATGCTATACCGACCGCGGCTAATTTAACGGAAAATATTTCACGTCTTTACG